ATCAACATCAGCAACTACACGAAGGGTATGAACCTGACGTCGCAAGTTCCTACCAGCACTCCGCTGGAGCTGAACATCGACAAGGGCAAGTACTTCCAAGTCGTTTTGGACGACGTGGATGAAGTGCAGGCCGACGTCAAGCTGATGGACATCTTCACCAACGACGCAAGTCAGCAGATGAAGATCGCCATCGACGGCGACGTTCTGGGCTCTGTGTACGCAGACGCTGCTGCCGCCAACAAGGGTGCCACCGCTGGCCTCATCTCTGGCGACATCAACCTCGGCGCAACTGGTGCTCCTCGCGCCATCACCAAAGCCAACGTCCTGGACTTGATCCTGGACATGGGCCAGGTGCTGGACGAGCAGAACGTGCCTGAAGACGGCCGCTGGATGGTGATCCCCGCTTGGATGGCTTCGATGATCAAGAACTCTGATCTGAAGCAAGCCTACCTGACCGGCGACAGCGTGACTCCGCTGCGCAACGGCAAGATCGGCATGATCGACCGCTTCACCGTGTACATCAGCAACAACCTGTCCAAGGTCACCGACCTGGGCTCGGACGCTGCTGCTGGTGGCTCTGGTGGCGCAGCCGACAAGTCGGCCTGGAACATCATGGCTGGCACTCGTGACGCCATCTCGTTCGCTTCGCAGATCACCAACGTCGAGAGCCTGCGTGCTCAGACCACGTTCGGCAACATCATGCGCGGCCTGAACGTGTACGGCTACAAGACCACCAAGCCTGAAGCTCTGGTCTCGGCTTACGTGTCCAAGTAATCACGTCAACCCGTGAAGGGGGGAGGGGGTAACTCCCCTCCCTTTTTTTATGCACAAACTCCTCAAGCAAAAGACATCTGGTCACATCTACGTGTGGACCGCCAACCTCGCTGCTCGCGACGACATGGAGGACTACGCCCCTGCTCTCGAGCCTGTGCAGGCGCCAGAAAACACCAGCGAGAATCAGGCCACTACCAGCGCGGAAGTGCCGCCAGCCCCGGAGCTGGAGGCTGCCAAGGCAGCTTTTCGCAGACAGGTCACACGGGCTCCACGTAAGCCCAGAACGGCAACGAGTGAAGCATGAAAGTCTCTGACGTAATTTCACGCGCAAGGTATCTGCTCAACGACACCGATCCCAGTCTTCGGCGCTGGGAGGATGAAGAGCTGATCCTCTGGACCGACGACGCGCAACGCGCCGTTGCTGTCGCCAGGCCCGACTCGAGCCCGTCTCAGCGCGTGGTTACGTTGGCGGCAGGCACCAAGCAAGCCACCCCGGAAGACTGCTTCAAGCTCATGGATGTCGTGCGCAACATGGCTCAAGACGGCCTCACTCCCGGCCGCGCCATCCGCTTGATCGAGCGCGAAGTCCTCGACCAGTTCGACCCAAGCTGGCACTCCGCTGCCGCCAAAGCAGAGGTCCGCCACTTCACCGTGGACGACCGCGCCCCCAACACCTACTTCGTCTACCCGCCAGCACTGGCCGGTACGAAGATCGAAGTGCTCCTGTCCCAGCGCCCCGCCACTGTCGATTCTTTGACAGATGACCTGGCGATGGCCGACATGTACTTCGACCCGATCGTCGATTGGGTCATGTACCGCTCCTACGGCAAGGACACCGAGTACACCGCCAATCCCGCGCAGCAGGCCGCATACCTGGCTGCATTCGCCAACAAGCTGGGCGTCAAGCTCACCAAGGACAACGCCTACTCCGCGATCATCAACCGCGCAGGCGGTATGCCCAACACTGCTGCCGTGCAGCTCGGGGGTGTCGCATGACGAACTACGAGGCGTTCTTCCCCTACGTGCTGACCGAAGTGCCTGGTGCGCCAGAGCCCGTCGTCCTGTTGGCCATCCGCAGCGCCTGTATCGAGTTCTGCGAGAAGAGCCTGGTGCTCACCCGCGACCACGACCCGATCACGATGGTGCCCAAGGTCTGCGACTACGACCTCGAGCCGCCCACTGGCTACTTGGTGGTGAAGGTCCAGAAGGCCTGGGTCGAGAACAACCCGATCGACCCGATGGCCCCCGACGTGGTGCGTGAGGCGTCGGTCTACAACCGCCTCTTCTCCTCGTACAACACCGGCAGCGGCAGCACCCCTCAAGCCTACCTCCAGAAGGAGGAGCGCTCGATCAGTGTGTGGCCTCTGCCTGATCGCCGCTACCCGAACGGCTTGACCCTTCGCGTGGCGCTCAAGCCCACCCGTGCATCCACCGGGATCGACGACGTCATCTTCGAGGACTACGCCGAGGTGATCGCCTCTGGAGCTTTGCATCGCCTGATGTCGAGTGCTGGCAAGGCGTACACCAGCCCAGAGCTGTCCGCGGTCCACAAGGGCAAGTTCGATCAGGGTGTGAACGTCGCCCGAAGCCGCGCCCTGCACGGCAATACGCGCTCGAACCTGAGCGTGAAGTTAAGGAAGATTTGAGATGGCCGACAAGATCAAGCTCGTTCAAGGCGACACCCGCCCCGCCCTGGTCTGCACGATCACGGACGAAAACACCAGCCAGCCGGTCAACATCACTGGCGCAACCCTGGCGCTGAAGTTCCGCGCCGTTGGCACTGAGACCATCCAGGCCGCTGTACCAGGCTTTGTCACAGATGGCGCTGCTGGCCAGGTTGCTTTCTACCCGGCGTCCGCACCAGCAATGCTGCAAGGCGAGCCAGGCGATTACGAGGGCGAGATTGAGATCACCTTCGCTGACGGCCAGGTCCAGACCGTGTTCGACCTGCTGAAGTTCAAGGTGCGCGGAGACTTCTAATGGCAATCAGGGCCACCGGCAAAATCACAGTCACATCAGTCGCCTCAGCAAAACTGAGGGCGAGTGTGGCTGTGGTCGACCCCGTGACCAGCATCGCCTACGTCGGGCTCGGTGCCTCGGTCGAGTTGGATGCCAGCGGCCTGTTTAGGTTCATTCCTGACTCGGTCGTCGCGACTGACCAGCTCGTCTACTCTCTGGAAAAGCCTGCGCAGGACTCGTTCTCGCTGAACGACGCCGCCACACGTCTTGTCGATAAGGCTCTCGAGGATCAGGTCTCTTTCGAGGACAGCCTCCTTGTCACCCTGATCTTCCTGCGCGACTTCGCGAACCAGTATGACCTCAGCGATGAGTTGGTGCTGGACATCGCCAAAGCTGCCGTCGACTCGGTGACCGCCTCTGATGCGCTTGCGCTCTCTCTGGATAAACCTTTCGCAGACGTCCAGACGCTGGTTGATGCGGCGTCGATCGCCACAGCCAAAGCGCTGGCAGACTCATACTCGCTGGACGATGTCGCGACCCTGAGCTACAGCAAGCTCGTAGCTGACGCATCCGAGATGGTCGACCTGATCATCTTCTCTCTTGAGAAGGCGCTCAGCGACAGCCAGTCAATCGCTGACGATCTTGCTTTCAGCCACAGCAAGGAGCTGTCTGACGGCTTCGCGATGAACGATGGATTCGACGCCACTGACGGACTCGACTTCTCGCTCTCCACCACCTTCAGCAACGTCGCCTTCATCAGCGACGATGCAACCCTGTCCACCGCGCCCGCGTTCGCTGACTCAGTCGGCGTCACGGACAGTGGATTCATCCTGTCCCAAAACTACTGTGACCTGACGTACCTCGCTCAGGACTACGTAGGCACCGCAATTTTTTTCTAAGGAGCATCCCATGATTAACGACACCATCAAGATCACGGGCGATGTCCAGATCACGCTGTTCGATGAGAGCGGCAACGTCAAGGACAACCGCCAGATCAAGAACCTGGTGGTCTCCGCTGGCAAAGCATTCATTGCCGCCAGCATGTTGAAGACCACCACCAACTCTCCTGTGGCGATGACCCACATGGCTGTTGGCACAACCTCCACGGCTGCCGCTGCTGGCGACACCGCCCTGGGTGGCGAGGCTGGCCGCGTTTCCTTGGCTACCGCAACTGCTGCCGCCAACGTGGTGACCTACACCGCAAACTTCCCTGCGGGCACTGGCACTGGCGCTTTGGTTGAGGCTGGCATCTTCAACGCTGGCTCCAGCGGAACCATGCTGTGCCGCACCACTTTCGCCGTGGTGAACAAGGGCGATGCCGATGCAATGTCCATCACCTGGACCATCACTGCTTCTTGATTGGATAGCTGAATGGCAACCATCGTCACCCGCGCTGGCAAAGGTTCTCCGCTGACCAACGCGGAGGTCGATGCCAACTTCACGAACCTCAACTCGGATTTCGGTTTGTACCTACCCAAGGCGGGTGGAACCGTCACCGGGCTGCTGTCAATCACGACCGCCTCTCTGGCGACGCCTTTCGAGCTGGTTCGCAGCTCCACGCAGAACATCGGTGGCAAGTTCGCCAACACGAACTACGCCACGTTCTTCGGTCTTGGTAACGCCAATGGCGAAATGCGAGTTGGTGCCAGTTCCGACCTTCAGGGCAGTGGGAACATCCTGCTGCACGCCGCGAACGTGGGCAGCTACGCACCTTCGCTGACTGGCGCTGGCGCATCAGGAACTTGGGGTATTGCGGTCACAGGCAACGCTGGCACCGCCACGACATTGCAGACAGGCCGGACCATCGGCATGACCGGTGATGTCTCGTGGACCAGCTCGAGCTTCAACGGGTCCACCAACGTAACAGGGACGGCTACCCTAGCTGACAGCGGCGTCACCGCAGGCACCTACTCCAAGGTGACTGTCGACGCAAAAGGCCGCGTAACCACAGGCGCATCGCTTGCCTCGGCAGACCTGCCCACCTACACCGGCACGCTGACGTCTGGTCAGATCACGACAGGCTTAGGGTTCACGCCATACAACGCGACCAACCCTTCTGGCTACATCGACACCAACGGCACAGCCCGCACGATCGTTGAAAACAACGGGTCGGTTGTCGGCACTCGCCGCGCACTGAACTTCATCCCTGGCACAGGCATAAGCCTGAGCATCTCCGATGACGCCGCGAATGAAGAGGTGGACATCACCATCAACTCGACGGTGACAGGTGGCGTGAGCACCTTCAACACTCGCACTGGCGCAGTGACCCTGTCTTCGGGCGATGTGACGGGCGCGCTTGGCTTCACGCCGTACAACAGCACCAACCCCAGCGGTTATGTCACATCTTCCGGCAGCGTGGCGTTTGCCACAAACAGCAATAACGCTAGCGCAAAGTGGACAAGCGCTGCAATTGCAGGCTCAAACTCATCAGGCGGGGTGGTAAGCGCGGAGTTCAGGAACAACGGTGGCACGGGCGATGCAAACGT